GAGGTCAATGATTGGTACACGCGCGACGAGGTGCGGGTGGCCGAATATTGGCGCATGAAGGACGAGCCTGCGACCTACGCACGGCTTGAGACTGGCGCTACGGTCGAGGTCGAGGCGTCACCGGACGGCATGGCTTACGCAATGGTCAGGCGCACCGGCAAGGGCCGCAAGCTGGTCGAGTTGCCCGCCCCGATAATGGTGGATGAAGACGGCGAGCTAATGGTTCGTAAGGGCCAGCGCCGTTATGCGTGCATGTATCTGATCACCGGGCAGAACATCCTGTCAGGCCCGCACGAACTGCCCATTCCCCGGTTGCCCATCATGCGGGCGAGGGGTTGGGAGATCAACGTCCGTGAGAAGCGCGTTCGTTTCGGCCTGATCCGTTGGGCGCGTGACCCGGCAAGGCTCAAGAACTACTGGCGCTCGCAATCGGCTGAGATGTTGGCCTTGGCCGGTCAAGGCAAGTGGCTGCTACATGAGAGCAACGAGGGCGATCAAGACGCCTTCCGTGACGCTCACAACGCTAACGACCCGATCCTTGTCTGGTCAGGCAATACGGCCCCTGTGTTCGTCGGCCCGCCCACGATCAACAGCGCGGTATTGCAAGAGAGCGCCCTAAGCGCGCAAGACATGAAGGACGTGACCGGCTTGCAGGATGCGAGCCTCGGTGCGCGTTCCAATGAGACGAGCGGCAAGGCCATTCTCGCGCGCCAGAAGGAAGGCGACGTCGCAACCTACATCTACCACGACAACCTTCAGGCCGCGATTAGCGAAGGTGGCCGGGTGATCAACGCCCTGATCCCGCTAGCCTACGACACGGCGAGGACCATTCGGGTTATCGGCGAGGATGATGCGGTTAAGGTGCAGCGCATCAATGACCCGCGCAATCCCGATAGCGTGGACATGAACCAAGGCCGCTATGACGTGGTGGTCGAGACTGGCCCCAGCTATTCCACAAGGCGCGTTGAAGCCTCGGAAAGCATGGCGCAATTCTTCCAGGCGGTTCCGGCAGCGGCGCAAGCGGCGGGCGACCTGTTCGCCAAGGCCCAAGACTGGCCGATGGCGCAGGAGATTGGCGAGCGGCTCAAGAAGACGTTGCCGCCTAACCTTACGGAAGGTGAAGACGACGACCAATCCGAGGAAGCGCAGCAGGCCAAGCAACAGGCCATGCAAGCGGCCCAACAGCAACAGCAGATGCAACAGCAGGACATGGACCTTACCATGCAACTGAAGCAGGCCGCTGTGATCAAGGCGCAGGCCGAGGCTGAGAAGGCGGTAAACGAGGCGCAGGCCCCGCCGCCTGAAGGCCCCGCCGAACCTGACGAACTGGACGTCATGCTGAAAGTCGAACAGGTCCGTAAGGCCAAGGCCGATGCGGACAAAGCCGAGTGGGATGCAAAGCGCGCATCCGTTGGCCTGCTGGACGACATGCACAATCACAACATGAGGCCCGTCGAAGCCGCGATGGCGGAGCGGGACCTTGAAGACCGGCTCAACCCGCAGCCCGAGGCCATAGAGCCCGTCTGAAGGTTTCGCGCAACGGGTTCGCCTCCCCGTTGATCACGCGCATAGAGGCCCGCGAAAGCGCACATGTCAGACGTAAACGACGCCTCTATCGAGGCAGAAGACACGACGGTTGCCGATGAGGTGATCGAGGATACCCCGGAAACGGGTTCCGGCGATGATGCCGCCGCAGCTACCGATGAGGGCCAGGCCGACAAGCCCAAGCCCAAACAATCGGTGCAAGAGCGTATCAACGAGCTAACAGCGGCAAGGCGTGAAGCCGAACGTGACCGGGACTTCTACCGGGAACAGGCATTGCGCGGGACGCAGGCTCAACCCGCCCAAGAGGCGCAGTACACACCGCAAGGTGACGGCAGGCCCGACCGGGCTGACTACAACGATGACTTTGACTACATCGAAGACCTGACGGATTGGAAGGCGGCGCAAGCGGCCAGCCAATATGCACAGCGGGTTTCTCAGCAAGCCCAACGTCAACAGGTTGTCGAGACTTACCACACCCGCACGGCCACGCTTTACCCCAACGGGAAACCGGCAGGGCTTTCAGCGTTCGAGCGGATTGCGGTAGTTCCCGAAGCTGTAAACGAAATCATCGGCGCGTCGGACATCGGCCCCCGCATAGCCGCTCACCTCGGCGACAACCCGGCGGAATTGGCACGCCTGGAACGGCTCAGCCCGATCCAGCAAGCGCGCGAATTGACGCTTCTCGAAACCCGGCTTGCTGTCCCCGGCAAGTCATCCGCAAAGAACGCCACCGACGCACCGGAACCCGCGCCACAAGCGCGAGGAGCGGGCGGAAGGTTCGGCGTTGCCCCCGACACCACCGACTTCGCGGCCTTTGAAAAGCTGGCCGATGCGAAGGGGTGATCAACCCGTAAGGACCCCCGACTATGGCTAACCAATTCCTTAATGCCCAAGAGTATGCCAACACCATGCTCAAGCTGGCGAAAAACTCGCTGGTGACGGGCAAGCTCGTTTCCGGCAAGTTCGAGAACAAGGTGACTGACGAGAACGGCCTGACCGTTTCCGTCAAGCGCCCGCCCCGCTTCGCCCCGAACGATGCTTCCGCCCTGTCTGCCACTCTGGCAGCGCAGGACATCGTGACCGGCAAGGTGGACGTCGCTGTCGACCAATACGCCAAGGTTCACATCTCGGTTGGCGACATTGAGTACGTCCAGTCGTTCAACGAACTGATGAAGAACGAGACGATGAAGTCTGCGGCCTCCACTCTGGCCCACCAGATTGACCGTCACCTTCAGCGTCAGGTCGCCAAGTTCTCGTCCTACACGGGAACCGCGACCCTCTCGACCGACCCGAGTTCCAACATCGGTTCGCCCGCTGAGTTCAACAAGGTTCACACCCGCTTGATGGACCTCGGTGTCCCGAATAGCGACCTGTGCGCCACGATCCTGTTCGACGATGCTGAGGAAATTCGCGGCTCTCTGATCGGTGGCAACATTCAGGACGTGAACCGCACGGCGCTGGAAAAGGCTCGCGTTCCGATCCTCTCGGAAATCGACATCTACGCCACGCAACAGTGCCCGGCGCTCACGCTCGGCACCCGCGTGGCCGGCGCAACCTCGGTGATCGACAACGGCACGCTGTCGGTGAACTATCGCGATGTGAAGTCGACGATGGTGCAAACCATCCACATCGACGGCCAGACCTCGGCCAAGACCATCGTGGTCGGTGAAACCCTCACCATCGCGGGCGTCTACGCCTACGACTGGCGCAATCAGGTCGCCCTGCCCTACCTTCAGCAGTTCACTGTCGTGGGTGGTGCTTCTACGGCTTCCGGCACGGTTCCCAACGGTTCGGCGCTCGGCACGGCCATCACCACGGACGCAGGCGGCGACATCGATTTGATCATTTCGCCTCCGATCATCGTTCCGGGTACGTCGGACGGTGTGTCGACTGCGGCCAACACCGCGTTCGCCACTTGCTCGGCGGCTGCGGCTGACGGTGCGGCTGTTACCCACCTCGGCGTTGCTTCTGCTACCCGTCGCATCCGTGCGGCGTGGCACAAGCCCGCGCTGACGCTGGTGTCGGCCAAGCTGGTTACGCCCTTTACCGGCGAATCTAGCTTCGCGACCGACCCGGAAACGGGTATCTCGATCCGCTACTGGAGGGGTTCCGACATCTCCACCGGCGCTCACGTGCACAGATGGGATTGCCTGTTTGGCGCTCAGAACCTTGACCCGCTCATGGGTTGCCAGGTTTCCGGCACCTAACCCGGTTGGCCCGCTCCATAACGGGGCGGGCCTTTCCCTTTTTTTCAAGGTGACAATCCATGTCTGACAATCTCTGGACAGGTGCGGTTCGCTACGGCACCGCCGCAACAAAGCCCACGGTCCCCGACTATGCGTCGGAGACGTTTGGCTTCTTCTACGAATCCGACACCGGCAAGGTGAACCTTGGCTATTCGGGTGGGGCCAACTGGCTGACTATGGGCCAGCTTGGCAATCAACCCACGCCTAACGCCGAAACCGCCACCACTAGCTTGACTATCGCGGAACTGCTTACGGGCATCACCACGGTCACGTCTGCCTCCGCTGTAACGCTGACCCTTCCGACCGGCACCTTGACCGATGCGGGGCTGATCGGCGGGACTGCAAAGGCTGACCAGTCGTTTGACTGGACGGTGATCAACCTCGGTTCGTCTTCCGGCGCTGTGACTATGGCCCCGGCTGCAAGCGGTCACACCTACATCGGCTCGACCGGCATCCCGATCACCACGCAGGCCAGTTT